TTAAATCTATAGGGGAATTCTTGAACGGGAAAGACCATACTACGGTTATCCATTCTATAAAATGCTTTAATGATCTTAATGAAACCTGTGATATATTCAATGAGAAGTATACAATGATCGTAAATTACATAAAACAACTAAATACAAGAGAAGATGAGCCATCAGCTGTGGAGCACCTGCCTGAAGTACAGGATTAGCCCAAACCAAATTTACTACTTAGATAGCAGAAGAGACAAAATCTCTACAGGTAGTATTATAGATGCGGATATAGAACGTGAGATAGCACATAGTAATGGCTATGTAGATTCAGATAACAATCTGACTGCCAAAGCCTTAGTAGTTTTAAACGAGTTTGAGACTTATTTAGTTAAGAGAAAAAAGAAGATCAGTAAAGAAATCCTAGGTGATGACTTTGCAGATAGAATTAAAGAATACTTACAACTGTTTCCAGATGGTAAGTTACCATCAGGTCAATTAGCTAAGGTTAACACTAAGACATTGACAGACAAGTTTATAAAGTTCTTTGACATGTTCCCTGAATACAATAACTGGCCATTAATTTTAGAAGCTACAAATTATTACATATATTCTTGTAGTAAGGAAGGTAATAAGTTTATGCAGACTAGTGAGTATTTTATAAGTAAACAGAATCTTCATAAGGAAATCTCTTCTAAGCTAGCAGACTATTGTCAGATGATTTTAAATGACCCAGAACTAAAAAATATTACGGATTAATTTAATTATTAGAAAGATATTTATTAACTTTACAACCCTACAAAATTCAGTGTATGAACAGTTACGACCAAGAGATTGAAAATCTATTCAATCAAATCACAGTTAGAATCAGTGATAGAGAAATATTTGCTATAACCCTAGATGGTTTTAAGTTAGCTATGGAAAAGATGGCTTTAATAGCAAATGCTGACGGTAAGTTAGAAGTGTTAAAAGAACTAAAACAAGATTTTAAGGAAATTTTAACTGGTGCCTAATGCCTAATGAAATTATAGAAAGACCTTATGGTGCTCTGTTATACTCAGAATCTTTAACTGAGAGTGCAGCTTATGTGAACGATAGAAGACACGGAAGAATAAAATCTTTTAGAACACCGTGGTCAGGCTTTAATAGAGCCGGTATTAATGGATTAGAATGGGGATCAATATTAACTATAGGAGCTAGACCTGGTTCAGGTAAGACACTTATAGCTAGTCAAATATTAAGAGAGTCCCGTAGACTAAATCCTGATCAAGATTTTAACATATTAGAATTTCAATTTGAGATGGGTGCTAAACAATCTGGTTCTAGAGCTTTTGCTGCAGAGTTAGCTTTAGATTATAACCAAGTGTTAAGCACTGATAAGTCTCTTGATGATTTTACTTTTGATAGAATTCAAAAATTAATAAGAGAAACAAAAGATCTTGAGAGTAAAGGCGTTTGGAGGTTACAGATTAACAAGCCTATCAATCATAAAGAGATGTTAGATGCTATCCGTAAGTACTATGTAGCACTTGGAAGCAAACCACTTCTTATAACTATTGATCATAGCTGGTTAATTAAGAAAGCTCCAGATGAGAAAGAGAAATTTTCAACTCTTTATAACACTGTAGAAGCATTGATGGAACTTAAGAATGAGTTACCTATTATTATCATTATGCTTACTCAGCTTAATAGAACTATAGATGAAGCTAGTAGAAAGACACCCGGTAATATAGGAAACTACCCTGTATCTGCAGATGTATTTGGAGGTGATGCCCTTATGCAGGGTTCAGACATGTTAATAGCATTGAACAGACCTTATAAATCTAATATATTTAGTTATGGACCAAAGAAGTATGAAGTGAAAGATGATTACATCTTTATGCATCTTCTTAAAATAAGAAACGGTTCTGACAAAAATGATATTTTATTTATGCAAGCAGATTTCAGAAGACAGCAGTTGTTAGAAGTACCTGAGTTTCATTCAACTGGTGGTAATAATAATGCAGCTAATGGTAGCGGTTATACACCATATAATTCAACAGTTGGACAAAACACTTTTACAACATAAAATAACAAAATACATATACAATGGCAGATTTTACAGTACAAACTGCAGAAGAGCAGAAAAAGGAGTGGAAACGTAGTAGGCTAGATGCTATACGTGAATACCACAAAGATTTAATTAGTGACCTTGGCATTAGTATCACTGATTTTAATATGAAAATGCCTTTCCATGATAAATCAGGAAAATTAGTAGTAGGTATCTTTTCATCAGAGTTCAGAAAAGAAAAAGGTTTCTTCTTTGAATTAGTTACTAGAGATCTAGTTCCGGCAGATGAAAAGCGTACAGTTTATAGAATTCCATTTAATATAGCTTTTGAAGAGGAATATGAGTTAAACGAGAAAGGATCTTACTTAGTCCCTATAGAAGAACTAAGATCTGTAAATGTTCCCTCAGTAGCTATTAGTAAATATGCTGCAATAGAAGCAGAAAATAAAGTCTTTACTACAAGTACATCAGCACCTGATATAAATAAGATGCCGATGTATAAAGCACCTGCTCCTATGGATGATTCAGATGCTCCTTATAGTCAGATGACTATTAGGGATTATTATGCTATTCATACAGGAAAGCCTGTAAGCGGTAAGACTTGGTTAAATGAGCTTATTAAACAAAAATAAAACAACCCCACATGGCACAAGGTGTATTAATCATCGCAGAAAGTGGTGCAGGTAAGTCTACAGCTATTGAGACTCTGGACCCGTTAGAAACATTTATTATAAATGTAGCTAACAAACCCCTTCCTTTTAAAGGATGGAAAAAGAAGTATACTATTTGGAGTAAGGACAATCCAACTGGTAACATGTATGATAAGTCTGGTACAGCACACATAGCTGCAGCATTGCAATATGTGAGTGATAAAAGACCTGAAATCAAAACCATAGTGGTAGATGATTTCCAATACATGAGCTCATTTGAGTTCTTTGAAAGAGTAGACGAGAAAGGTTATGAGAAATTTACTCAGATAGGTGCAGGTTTAGCTCGTATAGCTAGAATGCCTAAAGACTTGAGAGAAGACTTAACTGTATTCTTCTTAACTCATGCAGAAGAATCAACTGACATGGACGGTAAACGTAAGTTAAAAGCAAAGACTATTGGTAAAATGGTTGATGAGAAACTTACATTAGAGGGTTTATTCTCTATAGTGCTTTACGGTAAAGTAAAGAAAGGAAAAGATGATGTAATTAGATATGTCTTTGAAACACAGACTACAGGTGATAACACATGTAAGTCACCTAAGGGTATGTTTGGTGATTTTGAAATACCAAATGACTTAGGGCTTGTTAAAAGATCTATTATAGATTACGAGAATTAGTATATTTCAAACGTTTAAATATTTAAAACAACACGGTTATGTTTAGTACAAAAGGACAAGAAGTAAAACAAGGTGGTGGAGTACAGAAGTCTCTACAACCAGGAGTAGTTTATGCACACATTTTTAGTGCATCAGTAAAAGAGTCAAAAAATACAGGAAAAAAGTCTTTAGAGTTTATCTTAGAAGGACCTGCATTGGAAAACTTTGAAGGATGGAGTATAGAAAAAGGTAATGACGCTGGACCTAAATTTAAAGGTCAATCAGCAAGAGTATCTGCAAGTATGTGGATTGATAGTGCTAATGAAACTAGCCCATCTAAAAATGAGATCATGAATAAACTTAGCATTATTGCAGTTGAATTAGGTCTTAAAGATGAATTAGATCAAATTAATGCATCTAGTATTGAAGACTGGGTTGCTCAAGTAACTAAGTTAGTAGCAGGTAAGAATTTATATTTCTTCCTAAAGGGTCAAGAAGAGGAGTACAATGGTAAAACTATTGTAAAGTTATCTTTACCTAAGTTCAAATACGCTTCTGCTTATGAAGATAAGTTAGATGTATATGATAGAAACAATCAATATCATTTTAAGGCATTACAAAATAAGCCAGTAGCTGGTTTTGAGCCTGTTAATGATGATTTTAACATGTAATTGGTACTTTCATACATACAATTAAGAGGGGAGGGTTTCTACTCTCCCCAATTTTTTAAATTTACTTTATGTTTAAAACAAAAGATTTAGTACACGATATAAAAGGTGTGCCTATAAACTGGATCTTTGAATACTTCGGTAAGTTAAAAGAAAAGTTAACCGGTCAGGATGTAAAGATCAAAAGCTTATTCAATAGTAAAGAACGTACACCTAGTATGTGTATCTATTACAATGCAGAAGCTAAAGTTTATAAGTATAAGGATTTCTCTACAGGTAAGGGGGGCTCAGCTATAGATCTTGTAAAAGATATCTATGACTTACCATATCATAAAGCTTGCAATCTAATTGTAGAGCAATATAATGATTATGTTCTCCATAATAATGGAGGATACGACGTAAAGGAATTCAAAGAGCAGTCTAAGTATAAAGTGCAGACTTATGTATTTAGACCATGGACTACACAAGATCAGTATTTCTGGACCCAGTTTAATATTGGATCTAAAATATTAGATGAATACTGTGTAAGACCATTAGCTTATTATACTATGGTAAAAGACGATAAAGAATTAGTTATCCGAGGTAACTATATTTACGGGTATTTTACAAAAGGTGGTGAGCTATATAAGATTTACCAACCAAAGACTTTTGACAAGAAGTTCTTAAAAATTAAAGACTATTTACAGGGAGAGCAGCATCTAGAGCAGAATGATTATCTAATTATTCTATCTAGTCTTAAAGACATGATGGCTCTGAAGTCTCTTAAGCTTTCTAATATCAATGTAGTTGCACCAGATAGTGAAAATTCTATGATTAAAAAAGACACTATGGAGCAGTTTATAAAGGATTATAAGAAGGTGATAGTAATGTTAGATAATGATGAAGCAGGTATAAAAGCAATGGAGAAGTATAAAACTACTTATCCTGCAATAGAAATCCTTCTTCTTCCTATGAGTAAAGACTTGTCTGACTCAATTAAAGATTGTGGAGCTAAAACTGTTAGAGACAGATTGGTCCCACTAATAAATAAAAAATTATAATGGCAACTAGAAAGAAACCAATTAAGAAGACAAGTAGAGTTCCTAAGACTAGAAATTCAGGAACTATGACAGAATCAGCTTTTTGGTCATTCATACGTAGTGCCCTTAGACAGAAGTCTAGGTGGTGGAAACCTATTACAGAATGTAAAATGAAAGCTCGTAGGGCCTACAAGGGACCTAATAAGAGACAGAAGTTTGAATACTTATGTAATAGTTGTAAGACATGGTTTCCTGAGAAACAAATTAACGTAGACCATATTGTAGGAGCAGGTAGTTTAAACTGTGGGCAGGACCTTCCCGGATTTGTGGACAGGCTCTTCTGTGAACAGGATAACCTACAAGTGTTATGTACAACATGTCACGATCATAAAACTAAATTAGAAAAGAAATGAGTGAAGAAAATATGTCTAAACAGCAACTAGACAATCAAGCTGCTGAATTAAAAAACTGTAATGATCTAATTAAAGAATTAGTAGCTCTTCTTGAATATGAAGAGGCTATGACTATAGATCCTAGATCTCAGCAAAAGATGAGTGCTAAACTTATAGAACTAGGATTATGGCCAAGCAGATAACTACAGAAGAAATAATAGCCAAGTATCCAAAGATATTTGAAGACTATCAGGGTAACCCCGGCAGGGTTAACTGGCATGGTGTACCAGAAGGCTGGTTACCAATTATAGATAAACTATGTGATTGTATGCAATGGTATATAGATCATCATGTTAAATATACAAAAGAAGGGCAGTATAAACCAAATCAAGTTACATGTACACAAATGAAAGAAAAGTTTGGAGGCTTACGCTTCTATACAAATGGACATGATGAAGTGGTAGAAGGTATGATTAAGATGGCCGAAAGTATTTGTGATGACAAATGTCAAGATTGTGGATCAGAAGAAGACCTAGGTGTTACATCAGGTTGGATAACTATTCTATGTAGAAATTGTGTAATAGCTCATGGTGATAGAGCCATGGGAGTTTGGAAACCTAAAAATTTATAGTATGGAAGATATAACTCAAGAAGTAGACCCTACATCAGAATTTAGAAAATGGATGAATGATCCAGAAACTCAAAGAGCACAGTGGGAAGCTCAAAAGCAGTGGGAAGAAGAGAAAGAAATATTAAGAAATGATCTTACACCAGAAATGGTTAATGACATTAGAGAATGGCGTTGTGTAGAAGACTACACCTGGAGAGCAATAGCTACAGCTTTTTACGAAAAGTATAAAGACTTTAGTTACTCTCACAGTATACTACCAAGTAATCAAATTAGTGGTATGATGATTTGCGGTGTTGCACAAGATTTATTAAAACAAGAAAACTCAGAAGGATGGAATTAGAATCATTAATGGAAGAAACAGTTGTCAAATTACAAGATGACTTTTATAGCAAGAAGTTTTACTTCTCTTATAGTAGCTTAAACAAGCTTATGTGGAACCCTGCAGTATTTTATCAGATGTATGTTCTAGGTAATAAAGAAGAACGTACAGATGCTCACTTAGTACAAGGTAAGATCATTCACGCTCTTCTTTTAGAAGAAGAAAAGTTTAATGATCAGTTTGTTATTAGCCCCGGCAAACTTCCAGGTGATAATATCAAGATAATAGTTGACAGAGTGTACAGTCATCATGTAGAAATAGCCAAAGATGGTGACACTCGTACTAATTTAGAAGAGTTTGACGGTGCAATACTAGATGTAATGAAAGATATAAATTACTTTCAAAACCTGAAAACCGATCAACAGCGTGTAGAAAAAGTGGTTACACTAGAAGCTACAAACTATTGGGCATTTCTTAAGATTAAAGGAGATAAGACTCTAATTGATCAAGAGACATATGACTATTGTAAGAGTGCAGTGGAACTAATCAAGACTAACAAGTCTATTTGTGAACTGATTGGCTGTAATCTAAATGACTTTAGTAATGTTGAAGTTTCTAACGAGCTCCCGCTACAGGTTGACCTGATAAATAAAAATTTCGGTGTTAAAGGAATTATTGATAACTTAGTATTAGATCATGATAAGAAGATTATCTTTGTAAATGATATCAAGACTACAAGTAAAGACTTGAAAGATTTCCCTGAAACTATTGAATTCTATTCCTACTGGATGCAAGCTGCAGTGTATGTTACTATGGCTGTTACAGTGTATAAAGAACTAATAGAAAAAGGATATAGTATTCAGTTTCACTTTGTAGTTATAGATAAAGCATTTCAAACATACGCCTTCCCGGTATCTACTGCAACACTAAACAAGTGGGGTAATAGATTTTTAGAAGTGATGGATAAAGCCAGTTGGCATTACGATAATAAAAGTTATGAACTACCTTATGATTTTGCTACAGGGAACGTAACTTTGTAAAAAGACATAATATGATAGAGAGCCTTTATGGAAAGTATTTTCAAAAATCAAGATCGTTTCTATATCCAGCTCTTGGAATCAAACGTAATAGTAATATTACTCCTACAGGTACCTATCTTTCTCTTGAAGGGAAGATAGGTCCTGAGGATATGAAACTAATAGTAGCTTTTAAACACGATGACAGTGAAGGGTATAAAACTTTTGAAGATAAAATGTTGTTAACCAATCCTTTATATGAAAGTAAGATAACTGTTAAAGAATATAACCTTTACATATTTAACTTTGAAATGTATAAAGATGATTGGTTTAACTTTTTATTAGGTAAATACTCAAAGCTATCTAATGTTTTAAAGAGAGCCATAAAAGCATATTATGGGGAATCATCGTCTGAGTTTAAGTATATGGAGACTTATATAAACCCTGAAAAGTTTATAGGAGTGTATTCAAAACTGCTTAATGTAGATATAGCTACTCTTAAAGAGGTAGGTGAGCTGTGTGATCCGTGTGATCTAGAAAAAGAAATATTAAAAATTTCTGTAAAAGATTTTGAATTATTAGAAAAGAGTAACTAAATTTGTAAAAAACCAAGAATTATGAATAAATCAATGATGTTAATTACATCTGCGTGGGGAGCTAAAAAGACATTTAAATTAATACCTATTAGTCCTGAGTGTCCTTATAACGAGGCTATCTTTGACTTTGATAATAAAGTGTTGGCTGTAGTATCTAGAGAGAAAAAAGACTCTTTACATATGTTAGCTAAGCTTAATGAATTTGGTGATCCTCAGACAATGAAGATTGGCAAGAGATCAAATGGTAAAGATTATGCCGAAGAGCGTAAGACATTAGAAACATATTATGAATACTATGTAGAAAAAGCAGATGAAGTAGAAAACTTAATCAACATGTTTGCAATCAATGCAGACAGCTTTGACTACAAGCAGTACTTCGTAGAAGAAAAACCAGCTACACCTAGTAGCATTGTGACCGTATAGACTAACCCAAAACAAAGACTGGAATAGGGGAGAGAAATCTTCCCTTTTTTCAGCTTTATTCGTAAGGGGGGACAGCTTAACTGAACCATTGTACTATGAAAAAAGAAGATATTCCTACCCATTGGGTAATGGATTATGAAACACTTTGTAATTGTTTCATAGCCGTATTTGAACACTATAAAGATGATGCTATCAGTGAGATATTCATCATCAACGAAGACCAAAATGATTTTGTTAAGTTTATTAATTTCTTACAGAAGTGTATAAACACTAATCAATGGCACATCTCTTTTAATGGTCTAGCATTTGATGCTCAGATCTCTCAGCACTTACTTAAAAACAGATCTAAACTTGCTAATCTTAGTGGATTAGAACTAGCTACGTATATACATAAGCTAGCTCAGACTATTATTGATAAGTCTAACAGAGGTGAATTCCAAGAGTTTGCTCCAAAACAGATTAAGATTAGACAGATTGATTTATTTAAGATGAATCACTGGGATAATAAAGCTAAGATGAGCAGTCTTAAATGGATACAGTATAGTATGGATTGGGGTAATGTAGAAGAGATGCCTCATCACCATAGCAAGCCTGTTGAAAATAGTCAACAGCTGCAGGATATAATAAGCTATTGTATTAATGATGTCAAGTCTACTAAGAAGATACTAGAACATTCTAAAGAACAAATAGATTTAAGAAAGACTTTAACTAACGAGTATGGTATAGATCTGTATTCTGCTTCAGAGCCTAGGATTTCTAAAGAGATATTTTTGTATTTCCTAGAACAAAAGCTTGGATGGCAGAAGAGTGAGATCAAAACATTAAGGACTCCTAGAAGTAGGATTAATCTTGGTGACTGTATCCTACCCTATGTTAAGTTTCAAACTCCAGAGTTCCAGAGAATCTATGAATTCTTTGAGACAAAGGTGGTTAAATCTACTAAGGATGGATTCAAATATACTCTAGACTATAAAGGTGTAAAGACTGACTATGGATTAGGCGGTATACACGGTGCAGCCCCTGCAGGTGTATATGAAGCTAAGCCGGGATGGACAATAGTAACTTCAGATGTTACTAGTTACTATCCTAATCTAGCTATTAAGAATAAGTTTCATCCAGAGCATCTCCCGCAGAAAGAGTTTGGTGACTTGTACGAATGGTTCTTTGAAGAGAGAAAGAAGATACCTAAGACAGATCCAAAGAACTATGTATATAAATTGATACTAAATAGTACATATGGTCTTACAGGTGATGAAAACTCTTTCCTGTACGATCCTAGGATGACTATGCAGATTACTATCAATGGTCAACTGTTACTATCTATGCTCTATGAGCAACTGAGTTTAGCTATACCTGAAGCTATTCCGCTTATGCAGAATACAGATGGTCTAGAGATGATGATTCCTACTAGTGAATACAGTAAGTATATGGATGTCTGTGCACAGTGGGAAGTAATGACTCAACTTAATCTAGAACATGACGAGTATTCTAAGATGGTTATTGCAGACGTAAATAACTATATAGCTGTACACAAAAATGGAAAGGTTAAATCTAAAGGTAAGTTTGAATGGGAAGACCTAGAGAAAAAGAAGGTGGGGATATTTCATAAAAATAAATCCTTCCTGATTATTCCTAAAGCTATCTATGCATTCTTTGTAAATGGTATAGACCCTAAGGATTTCCTTGCACAGAATAGATCTATTTATGATTACTGTGGAGGTGTAAAAGCTAAAGGTGGATGGTACTATGAACATAGAAGTCTTGAACAAGGTAATATAGTTACTAAAAAGTTGCAAAAGATCGTCAGATATTATGTAACTAAATCTGGTACTAAGATAGTAAAGTGTCACCCAGACGGTAGAGAGATGCAGGTAGAAGCAGGTCAGTGGATGCAGAAGGTAGTCAATAAAATAGACCCTAGTATTCCATATGATCATTACGATATAGATACAGATTATTATTTAGAGAACATAGAAAAGCAAATAGAGCAGATTAACAAGTTTAAGGTTAGCTCTTCAACACAATTAACATTATTTTAAAATTACAATTATGCCAGCAAAAACAGAATTTACTAGTGAGCAGCGTATTAGAGCAGCTGTACTTCCTAGTCATGGTAAGACTTACACAGTAATACCACATGGATCTCTTATAGATGAAACAAGAAAAGAACTTCAGGCAGCAGGCTTTGAAGTTACTAAAGAATTATATAAAACTAACTTAGATAGCCAAATAGCACAAGGTATTTATCATTTGAATTATGGTAACGATCCAGACATGGGTCTGATGTTTGCATGGTCAAATAGTTATAACAAGACTATGAAGTTTAAATGTGCTGTAGGAGCTCAAGTATTTATATGTATGAACGGAATGGTATCAGGTAATTTATCTAACTATTCTAGAATACATACGGGAAATGCTTTACAGGAAGCAATAGATACTATTAAGGTACAAATATCTAATGCTAGAAAGTTCTATGATCAGTTAGTAAAAGATAAAGAGATGCTGAAGGGTATCACACTGACTAGAAGTGAACAAGCAGCTATTGTAGGTCAGTTATTGATTGAACAAGATGTATTGACACTTAGCCAAGTTGGTATTGTTAAGCGTGAAATAGAAGAACCTACTCATACTTATAACGCCCCGGCAGATTCAGCATGGACTCTGTACAATCATGTGACATTAGCTCTAAAGGACTCTCATCCTTTAACTTACATAGCAGATCATGAAAAGTTACATAACTTCTTCATAGATCAATACGGTCTTATCAAAAAGTATGTACAACCAGAATTAACCTTTGTAGAAGAAGTTAATGAAGAAGAAGTAGATATTGATAACGGAGTTATATTTTTATAAAAATTATGGAAGACAGCGTTGGTTCAGTATTCAAAGCAGTACTGCAACATCTAAAGTGTATTGAAGTGAGACTAGACTGTGCAAAAGCACTAACTAGTCAAAAACAGAAATACGCTTTAGGTAATGCTGTACAGAAAGTAAAGCTAGCTATTAATCATATATGTGATCTACTACCAAATTCAAAGAGTACAATGGAAGTAAAGAAAGAATTAGATAGTGAACATCTAGTTTATATAATGCTACTGACAGAGCAACTGTTTGATCTTGGTAGTGATGACTTAGAAGAAATAATAGAACTAGTAGATAATCATATTAACAAAAAGTATGGCAAGGGAGAAATGTAAAGTGACTGGCAAGTCTAGGTTTCCAACACCTGGAGAAGCTAAGGAAGCTATGAATAGTCTCAGGTCAACAAAAAGATACTATGATACAACAGGTAAAAGAATAAATAGAGGAGCAGGTAAAGTAAAACAATGTAGATTTTACTACTGTTGCCACTGTAACGGTTATCATATGACTAGTCATAGTGCACCTTTAAATCAGAAAAAGAGAGAAAGGATGCATAAAGATAGAGTAGAGTCTACTAAGACTTTGGTAAAAGATAAAGATGAGGCAGCAGAGTGGATGAAAGACTCTTTGCCATTTCCTGAAACTAAAATTAATAACGATGAGATGGTATAAATTAAATGAAGACCACACTACAGAAATGCTACCCGAAGGAGAGTATCCTTTAAATGGAGATTTACGTAGTCCAATTAAACACATAGGAGACGATGTTGTAAATGATCAAAGAATATCTACAGTGTTTTTACATTTAGATCACAACTGGGACCCAGATGGTGAACCAGTATTATTTGAAACCATGATCTTTGGTGGAGAGTATGATGAAGAAATGTGGAGATACTGTACATGGGAAGAAGCCAAAGCTGGACATGACAGAATTGTTAACTGCCTTGAACAAGGTATAAACCCAACTGAAGAAATATGATTATAGGAATTAACGGATATGCCGGCAGTGGAAAAGACACTGTCGGTACTATTATCCAATATTTAAAAACTACCCCTAGTAATGTATCTTTAGAAGATGTATTAGACTTCCCACTTACACACCAGTGGTGGTTAGAAGAAGCGTCTGGATGGGAAATAAAAAAGTGGGCAGGTAAACTTAAAGCTATTGCCGGTATGTTGACTGGTATACCTCAAGAAAAGTTTGAAGATCAGGAGTTCAAGAAAACCAACCTCGGACCTGAATGGAATAAAACAGTAAGAATTTTTGGTGAATACTATGATGGACATGTAGAAGATTGGACAGATGTAGAAACACCAATGACTGTAAGGGACTTCTTGCAGAAACTAGGTACTGATGCTATTAGAGATGGTTTACATACTAATGCATGGGTTAATGCTCTAATGTCTGATTATACACCTACGCAAGTACAATGGTCAGATGGACCCTTAGGTGGGTATGAAGATGGTCCAATACCTAACTGGATTATTACAGATACTAGATTTCCTAATGAAGCACAAGCTATTAAGGATGCAGGAGGTTTAGTAATCCGTGTAGATAGACCAGGCGTTAAACCTATCAACGATCATCCTTCAGAAATAGGATTAGATGGTTGGAACTTTGACTATAAGATAGCTAACGTGTCTGATCTTAAAGCTCTTACTGGGACAGTAGAGATGATATTAATAAAAGAAAAGTTATTGTAATGTGTGGACAGTGTGCAAACTACGAACTAGATAATGATGAACTTCCTGAAATTACTCAAGAAGATATTGATCATTGGAAAGAAAAAGGTAAATATTACGGGTATCCTCAGTGCTGTATAGATGCTTTCTGTAACAGAATAGATCTTAATCTTACACCTGCACAAGAGCAAGTGATTGATAATCATGGTTTTATACCATGTCATGATCATGCTCTTATGATAATAAGTGGTAAAGCCACTTTAGAAAGTCTTATTGGAAATAGACAATGTATATATGATTATCCTATGGATGACCATGACGCTCAGATAGTTAAATTTATAATAGACAATGACGAAGAACTCAGACAAGAATTTATTGATGCAGGATACATCAGTGAAGAAAAGAAAAAGATTTAAAATTCCTTATGTTAAAGTAACTTTGCAAGAGGATAAACCGGTATATAAAAATAATAGTAAACTATATGAAAATTCTACACATAAGTGATACCCATGGTTTTCACGATGACTTTCCTGAAGCTACCTGGAAAGACATAGACGTAGTTGTACATAGTGGTGACTGCTCTAATTATGCAGATGTTGGTAGAAATATACATGAAGTACATAAGTTTCTTAATTGGTATGAAATGGTTCCAGTTAAACATAAAATATTTGTAGCTGGTAATCATGACACTTCTATAGAAAGAAATAAATGGGCTCCTAGTGAGTTCACTGATCGTGGTATTACATACCTACAAAATAGTGAAGTTGTAATAGAAGATCTTAAATTCTATGGATCTCCTGTTACACCTACCTTTGGTGATTGGGCTTTTATGAAACCTAGAGATAAGACTCATGAAGTATGGGCAAAGATTCCAGATGATACAGACATCTTAATAATACATGGTCCACCTAAAGGTATACGTGATTTATCATTTGATAGAAAAGGAAATCTAGAAATGTGTGGAGATTTAGCTCTTTATAAAAGATGTCAAGCTCTTAAAAGTAAGTTAAAGTTAGTATGCTTTGGTCATATCCATGATATGGATGGTGTAGATAATCAAGGAATATCTAGATACGCTAAAACAGAAACAGCTTTTTCTAATGCAGCTTGTGTAAGAGATGGACGCTTTGATCTTGGATTAACATCCTATGGTAATAAATTTAAAATTTAGCATATGTTTTATTTAATTAATTACTGGATAATAACAACGATCATTGCAGTACGTTGGGTGATAAAAAACCCATCATCTAAATTTGGAGATCATGACCAAATTCATTTTACATTACTAGAAGTGGCAGGTGTAATATTTCCATGTGCAATAGTAGGCTGGATAGCTGTTCCTATTGGGATACTACATTCTATAAAATTTAAAAGAAATAAATTATGAAAGACAAATGTATTTTATGTGATGCTGAAACAGCATACGATGACACTACTCATGTAGATATGAGAGTAGGTTATATAGAAGGTGCAGGACAGTTATGTCATGCCTGCTGGATGAGAGGTACAGATAGAAGACACTTCTTAGTACCACATAGTATGGTTTATAATACGCCTAATGATCAAGAGTTAGGAACTAAAGTTAGAGAATTATATTATGAGACAAACGATTAACATTGCTGAAGACTTTATTAACCAAATGTTCATTATAGCTGGCCATCCAGAGGTCAGTTATAATGACGTTCTTGGTAGACAAGATGCTTGGTACACTGAATGGACTATGACTGAAGCTCAAAGAGATGAGTGGAAGGAATGGGGAATCAGTTATTTAAAGAAAAAGAAAAGAAGTTGGGGTAAAAAATTAATAGAGAGAGAAGTAGCAATGTTTGATTTATGTTATGGATTGAAAATAGATAATAATAAATAGTAAAAATTTATGTACAAAGCAGACGTTTTATATGAGGATACATGTATTAAAGTGTATAACCCAGAGAAAAAAGAGTTAATAGCGGTTTTTAAAACCTATGCTAAAGCATCTAGTAGACTTGGAGTGAGACCATCAACGGTTCAACACAAGTGTGAATCCAAAAATAGGATGTTTTCCCCGATACTAAATAAGGAAGTAGCATGTAGAATAGGGGTGATAAAAGACGGTGATAAAGAACTAATAGAACGTACTGAGAAGTATTTAGC